GTAGGGTTAATTTTCTTCTGAAACTTCTTCAGTTTCGGTTGGTTCAGACTCTTCTATGTCTTCACCTTCTTGTTGCTCCTGTTGAGCTTCAAGGACAATAGCATCTAATTCAGCTAATGCACCTTGAACCTCATTGTAACGGCTAACAAGTTGTGCTCTTTCTTCGATTAGTTTTTGAGCACGTTCTTGGATGGTTATCATAATAAAATTAGGGTGTTAGTTTGCCTTTAAGGCTTTTACTTCTGCAGAAAGTTCTTGTATTGCACGTACTAGTACAGGTATGAGTTTACCATATGATGCTTCTAGTCGATCAGGATTAGCTTCATAAACAAGACCAAGGAATTCTGCATCAATATCTTGTTGTGATTTCTGTAAATCTTGAGCTATAAAACCTGCTTCATATGTTCCATCTTTAATATTACCATCTCTTGTTTCCCATTTAAACTTAACTGGTTTTAATTCATCAATAAAGTCTAAACCTAAAGATAATTGTTCTACTTCTTTTTTATCTCTTCCATCTGAAAGTGCAGCAATACTTTGATCATTACAACGGAATGCACTTATATTGGCATCACCTAAAGTAATTTCATTATCAACACCTACAGCACTTGCTGCTGCATCATGGCCTATGATTATATTATTATCTCCTGTAGTTAAAGCATCACCAGCGTCAGTACCTATAATTGTATTATTGGTTCCACTTGTTACTTCTTTACCTGCATCTCTACCTACAGCAACATTATCAGAAGCCTCTACATCATTTAAAGCACCGTAACCTACAGCTACATTATTATTTCCGCTATTACTACCAGATGCTCCTCTTAATGTATTACCACCTATAGCTACATTATTAGCACCTGTTGCTGTTAAACCTGCATTTATTCCAAGAATACAGTTATTATCACCTGAAACATTTTCTTTTAAAGCATTTACACCTATAGCTATATTATAATTTGCATCAGTGCTAGTATATGACGCATTGGTACCTATAGCAACATTTTGAACTCCAGTTGTAGTAAGTCTTGCAGCATCGTAACCTATAGCTACGTTATTCATTTCTATGTTACTAGCTGGTTCTTGAGTATATAATGCGTAACTACCAATAGCTATAGACTTATCTCCATCTACATTAGTAAATAAAGTATCACGACCTATAGCTACGTTGTGGTCTCCTATAGTGTTATTTGTTAAAGCTTTATGACCTACAGCTACATTATGACCTCCTGAAGTGTTATCAGTCAAAGCTTCATAACCTACAGCTGTATTATTATCGGCGGTACCTGTACTTGCATCTAAAGCGAAAGCACCCACAGCTACGTTATAAGCTCCTTCATAAATACCATTACCTGCAGAATGACCTATAGCAGTATTATAATCAGCAGTTTCATGGTTAAGCTGCTGTAATGCAGCTGTACCTATACCTACGTTATATCCACCTGTTGTATTAGCATATAAAGCAGCATGACCCACAGCTACGTTTTTTTCTCCAGTTGTATTAGCTTGACAAGCTTGGCTACCAATAGCTGTACACCAAGCTGCAGTATTATTTGCTAAAGTATTATAACCTATAGCTGTAGCAAGTCCATCATTATCAACAGCTGCACTTAATGCATTATGACCAACCGCTACATTCTTGGTTGATTCTTGTATACCATCACCAGCTAAAGAACCTATAAGTACATTAGATGTACCTGTAGTTACCGCTATACCAGCATTATAACCTACTGCTACGTTCATTGTATCAATAGCAGAAGCAGGATCTGCATTATATAATGCTTTATATCCTACAGCTGTACTTTTAGATCCATCTACGTTACTATAGAATGCTTGATAACCTACTGCAGTATTATGAGTTCCTGTAGTATTTGAAGCCGCTGCAGAATAACCTACAGCTGTGTTATCACTTGCTGTATTTGCATCTAAAGCATATGTACCTACAGCTGTGTTATCATCTCCATTTGCGTTTAATCTTAAAGCATTTCTACCTATGGCAGTATTATTATCTGCGTCAGTCTGGGTCAAACCAGCTTGCATTCCTAGAGTTGTATTACTTGAACCTGATGTATTCGTACTTAAAGCCGCCCAACCTATAGCTGTGTTATTATCTCCAGTACCTGCAGATGCATCTAAAGAAGCAGATCCCATAGCTGTATTAGCTGTTCCAATTGTTATACCATAACCAGCACTTTTTCCTACAGCAGTATTATGTCCGTGTCCGTCTGTATCTGCTTCAAAGGTATATAAAGCTTTATAACCTACAGCTGTGTTATAATCTCCATCTATATTAGTGTTTAAAGCCTGGTGACCAACTGCTACGTTAGCTAGTCCAGTTGTATTAGAACTTAAAGCATAAGCACCGATACCAACATTATCGTTTCCAGAAGTATTAGCACTTAAACTAACAGTACCAACTGCTACGTTATTATGCCCAATATTAGAAGCTGCATCTAAAGCCAAAGATCCAATAGCTACGTTATTTCTTCCAGTTGTTATACCATAACCAGCATTATTACCTATAGCAGTATTACCACCATGTCCGTCTGACTCTGCTTCAAAGGTATATAAAGCTTTGTATCCTATAGCTGTATTATTATCTCCGTCTACGTTAGTATATAAAGCTTGATAACCTAATACAGTGTTGTTTAATCCAGTCTCCGTAAGCTTTGCAGCTTCAAAACCTACAGCTACATTACCAGTTCCAGAGGTAAGAGTACTTAAACAACTTTCACCAACACCTACTGTATTAGTACCAGTATAAGCATCTAAACAATAAGCACCTATAGCTACATTCTGACTACCAGTTTCGTTTAAACCTAAAGCATAATAACCAAGGACAGTATTCAATTCACCAGTTGTATTAGTAGTAGCACTTAAACCTCCAACAAATGTATTTCTATTGGCAGCTCCAGTTGTATTTAAACCTGATTCATATCCAAAAGCTGTATTATATGCATTAAAGTTATCTGAAGTATTATCGTATAAATATAAAGCTTTATATCCTACAGCTGTATTATGATCTGAATCTGTATTTGTGTATAATGCTCGATAACCTACAGCTACGTTTGTATCACCTACAACATTAGATGTCAACGACTGATAACCTAATGCAGTGTTATATAAACCAGATGTATTAGCACCTAAACTATGACCACCTACAGCTACGTTATAATCTCCAGTACCTGCAGATGCATCTAAAGCTCTATGTCCTACAGCTGTATTAAGAATACCTGTAGTTAAACCTTCACCTGCAAAGGCTCCTATAGCTACATTACCACCTTGTCCAAGTGTATGGTTAAAATCTTCTAAAGCAGAATTACCTACAGCTACATTATTATTCCCTTGTGTACTAGTTTTAAGAGCATAAGCACCAATAGCAGTATTCTCATCACCTATTGTTAACTCAGTACCAGCCTCATAACCTATTAATGTATTTGTTGTTGCAGATGTACCACTAAAGGCATCTCCTGCATCTGTACCGATTACTGTATTATACTGTGCATCACTAAAAGATAATTCACCAGTAAAGGTAATAGCTCCGTCTTCATCTATCTTAAATCTTTCTGTACCATTAGTACTAAAGGCAATCTGTCCATTAGAGGGACTATAGATACCTGTGTCTATATCGTCTGAAAAGTACAGGGCTCCTTGTACTGTGCTTCCATCGGAAACACCTACTTTAGATCCTGAATATCGTCCAAGAGTCACCGTTTCAGACTGCGATGTCCCGTCAAATGTTCTGTATGTCATTTTTGATTTGTTATTAAACGGTGGATGGAATTGTTAATTACATGAATTAGTTATCACCTACACTTATATTAAACCATTTACTTGCGGCATGTATAAACATATATACATCACCTTCAGATACATCAAGTGTTTTACCCATAACAAATCCGTCTTCAGTTCCTCCGACACTTGTATTTGTTAGAGTTATATTATTAGATCCACTGCCTCTTATAATTATTATCTGCCCATTAACACCTCCAGTTATTGAAGCAATTGATGGTGTACCTGAACTAGAAGATAAATTAAAAGATGCTGCGTTTGTTATATTATTACCAGTATTATCAGTATCATGTAATGCCAAAGTAGTTAAACCAGTAACATCTTTAGAAGTTGTAGAAAGTACTAATGGACCTAAAGTTGTTTTACTTGTAACTCCTAGTGTACCAGTAACATTACAATTATCATCAATTACTGTTGTACCAGTAGCAGAGTCTAATTCTAAATTACCTTCAACTGTATCAATGGTGTTATCGTCGGTACTTGCTATCTTTATTTCACCAACCATTACTTGGCTAAAAGGTTTAGCTACAGTACCAAGATATGCACCTTCATCTGCATCTGGTATGATACCTGTATCAACTGTTACTTCTCCTTTAGCGTTTAAAGTACCATCAATTACTGTATTACCAGTTGAATCAGCTACAGTAAACTTATCAGTATCTACTGTTATACCAGCATTAGCTGCTAAAGCTCCAGTTAGTGTTGTAGCACCTGTAACTCCTAATGTACCAGCTATCGTTGCTGTACCTTCAATAGTTGTGTTACCTGTCTGACTAGCTACTGTAAACTTATTAGTAGTATCTGCTTTTTGTATAGCAAAGGTTTTATCGTCACCTTTAATAGTAACATTAGAGTCAAATGTAGCATTACTAGTAACGTCTAATGAACCACGAATATCTATATTAGTATCTAGTTTATCACTATTAACTACACCATCATCAATTTCCCATGTATTACCAGAATCAGATACTGATATATGTCCTTTATCGGTATCACTCAGACTACCTGAATTAGTTAATGTACCATATTCTTGTATATTAAATCTCAGTTGATTTAAACTATCATTTAAAGCTGATGCTGTAACAGCTGATCCAGCTTGGAATGTATTGATAGGTTCAGATACAGCTGTAACTCTTTGTGCAGTTACTACAGAATCTGTAGGCGGAACTGGATGACTAAGAACAAATGTTATCTTCTTAGTAGCTTTATCTAAAGTATAATCGGTAGTTTCTGTCTTTAATGTCTTAGTCCCTCCAATTGTTAAGTATACTTTAACATCTGATGTCCTTAAGAAATCAAACCCAGTACTATCAGCGGAGGATATAGTGAACTCTCTATTATTAGCGGAGTACAGACCGCTTGTTTGTGTAAATGTTTCTTGTATTGCCATAATTAATATTTAATACATGCTAAAAGGGCTATGTTTCTTGGGCGGGTTTCAGCGTTTTCAGTACCTGTTCCATCATCAGCACTTTGTGGATCATTTCTTGTGAAGCGTCCTTTAGGATAAGAATTATCATCATCCACTGTGTTTGAACCAGCATCAGCAAATAATCCATATTCTTGATTAGTCTGGTTAGTACCAGTCATATTCGCATCATCTCTTGCAGCCATCGACATCCAGTGTCTATGTGCTTTGATTAATTCAGATTGAGGAGTTCTTATTTCTCGACCACTATCTGTACCTTTACCATCGTCCCAACCTCTTATAAATTCACCACGTAAGTCAGGTAAATTAGCTCCAACTATTGCATACAAAGCAGACCAATCAGCAGTTATACCTTGAACTGTACTACTACCATTAACAATGGCATCTCCATTAGCTTTTAAATAACCAGCAGGAGCTGAAGATCCAGCAAACCATATAACGGTACCTACAGGATTCAGTGAATTTGCTACAGCAGTAGCTAACTTAGCTAAGGTTATTTGATCATCACCAATTTTAGCAGTTTTTACTTGTCCATCTTGTATTTCAGATTCTCTAACTGAATTAGAAGCTAAGTTATCTTGATTAACAACTATGTCAGTAGGTAAAGTTCCACTAGATAATTTAGCCATAGA